GCAGAGGACATTGGTAAGCGGCCCAGGGGCTTTTGAGCTTCGCAAGGATGGTGATTCGCTTGCCTTTGGCAGTGTAGTCAGCGCGGCCTATACATCCGGGGAGAAGGTGAAGCTCAAATGCTGGCATCAGACGGCATTCTTTGTTGCCGGAGGCGCGCTGTCTGAGGCTCAGCACGATGCGCTTTGGGCGCTGGTCGTGGCTTTTCTCACAGGAAGGGGGGCCATCTAAGATGGACTGTCTTGTGTGCGCCATTGGCGACTCGCTCACCTTCTCGGTGGTTCATTTCATGTATCGTGTGATGGCTTTCTCAAACGCCGAGGTGGATGCTTCCACACTCGGCAGCGGAACGTGGTCGCGGTATCATTTCCGCAAGCTGCACCAGTCTGGAGGAAACACGACGATCTGCTGCAATCTGGCCATGTCGGGCACGACCCTGAACGACATCGTGAATCCAGGGGACGCCAATGAAACCGCCCAAGTGGCTGAATTGAACGCGCTGGCCGTGGACCGTGGCGCGAACCGCAGGCGCATCTTGTATGTCGCCTATGGCACGAACAAGGGTCCGGGCACGGCGGCGGAGTTCATCACGATGATGGAAAGTTTCATCGCATCACAGCACGCGGCGGGATGGGATGACATCATTTTGCAAACCATCGCAAGTCGGACAGATGCGACGTGGGGCGCAGCCGGCCAGAGCAATGAATCCTATGCTAAGGTCATCAATGACCAGTATCTCGACACAGGATGGCAGGCCACGCATAACGTGACGATCTCAGACATTGCCAGCGTAGCGGAGATCGGGCCGTGGGATCGCGATCTAAATATCCTGGCCGTTCCGAGTAATAACGCCCTCAATTTCTACGACACCGTTCATCCGACCCGAGCCACGGTTGAGCTTGCGCGGCCCATCATCAGGGCTGCGATCAACGCCCGCATCACGGCGGCTGGCGGAGCAATTCTCACACTTGCAGAAGACGCATGAGCCTATCTACCCTTGTCTCAGACCGTGGAGCTGAAATCGCCTCTACCGCGATACTCGCGATTCCCGCTCTTGACCATGCAATCATGGCAGAGATCGGTGCAGAAGCTCCAGCTTGGGTAGGAAGCGTCTCACAAATCTCCGCCTTCGGCCTCGTCGCATGGATCGTCTTCCACATGTTCTCAACCTGGCTACCCAAACAACAAGAAGAACACGCCCGCCAACTCAAAGACCAACGTGATGCCCATGCAATTGCAACCGATACCATCGCAAAAGCTCACGCTGACGCAATGACCGCCACTTCCGAGGCTTTCAAATCCGCTCTGCAACAACAGCGTCAAGACCTTCTCGCTCTTCGCTTCGCTTGTCACGCACAACCTCAAGAAAAAGGAAAATAATCTCATGAACGACCTCCCTGCCGATCCAAACATCTCACTCCTTCCCCTCCAGCTTAAAATCCTGGTCTTCCTCTTTATCTTCGCTTTCCCTTTTTTTCTTGCTTCTTGCGAAAACCTTAGTGCTCTCCCTTCAATCTCCTACTCCGAAGCCGACGGTCTAACAATCTCCACGACGCTCAAAGTCATCAAATCCCAGCCTAACTCCTCCAAATGAACGCTCGCTTCGACAAATGGTTTGACTGGCTCATCCCTTGGGAAGGAACCGTTTACGAAAACGATCCCGACGATCCCGGCGGAGAAACAAAATACGGCATCGACAAGCGCAGCCATCCGAAAGAAGATATCCGCAATCTAACCCGCGAAAGAGCCAAAGAAATCTACCTCGCTGAATACTGGAACAAGGTAAAAGCCGATGATCTTCCCTTCGGCGTCGGTGAAGTCGTAGCAGACATCGCCGTCAACTGCGGTTACAGCCGAGCAGCCAAGTGGCTACAACAAGCAACTTTTATCTCTTCCGATGGTATCATCGGCCCACTAACGCTCGAAGCCGCCCAGCAAGCAAATCGCAACGAACTCGTTGAAACCCTCCTTGACCGCCGCGAACTTCACTATCGCTCAATCGCTCATGGCAAGCTCGCTAAGTTCTTAAAAGGCTGGCTAAATCGAAACGACTCTCTGCGCAACTATGTGCGCGTTTAACTTTGGCAGCCCTTTGCTGCTAGAACACAAACAAACCTCAAAACAAAACTACCTCAATGGACACGCTTAATTGGTCTAACGCAAACTCGCTCAATCGCTCAGGTCTCGCCGTCGGTGACAAATTTCTCCTCCGTGACGTTTCTGTCACAGAAGAATCTGCACCGGGCGGTCTCACAACCATGACGCTTGCAGAACTTCTGCAAAATCAGGTCGATTACCCAACAACCGCAACGGCAATCGGTCTCTTCAGTCACACGGCTCTCCTTTCTCGCGCTGGTGCAATCGGAGCTTACACTCTGGCCGCCCCAGCAGCAGCACAAGCCGGTGTCCGCATCACGTTTACCGCCACAACCGCCTACGCTCATACCATCACCGCTCCTTCGGCCATCATTCACGACGGCGTTACTGGCGGTGGTAAAACCGTAATCACCCTCGCAGCTTTTGTCGGCGGCTCCGTCACGGTCGAGGCTGTCGGTGTCACCTGGCATATCGTTGCTCGCTCAGTCGGCACCGCTGCATAATAATTTGCCAAGCCGGGAACTTGGCCGTGTGTTGATTGGTCACACGAAAGGGCCAGGAGAAGAATGATGGATTCTCCTGGCCCGCTCCCTTTCAGCTTTTGTCAGGACTTTTGACAGCTTGTAATGAACTTCGCTAAACAGAAAGAAAAGGCTTTTGTTGTGTTGGCTACGCCCAATCCAGCAGAAGTTGCTTTTAAGGTAGCAGTTAATTATACGAACTTTGCTCCGAGTCAGCTTCCGGATCTGCTTTCGACTTATTCGGCTTGGAGTGGAAAAGATCCGTTGAAAGTTGCGGATTGGGGAACGTATGTTTATACGAATGCGGAGAGTGAAGGAGATGTTTTGTGGTTTTACTTTGCGAAAGCTAAGAGTGCTGGAGATATTGCTACTGCGTTTGAAACCACTTATGAGGAAGAGTTTTACTCTTGGCCAACGATAATTTCGTCGATTACATTTAGGAGCTTTACGCCTTATCCTGTTTTTGGTAACGATCAGTGGTATATTACTCAGGACGGTTATGATCCTTATGATGGTTTGACAAAGATTAAGATAGAGAAGTTTTTGTCGAATAGTCCGTTTGCAGTTACGGCTTCGCTTTCTCCGCAGCCTAGTCCGATCTGGTGGAACTTTGGAAGAAGAGAGATTGGTTCAACCGTCTCTGCGCTGCACCCGCAGATTATTGTTCCGCCGACTTACTTTGATGCCGCCGGCCCGACGTATGCGACGAGAGATTTTTATACTCACGCGGGTGATTATGGTGATCCTCCGTCGGGTGGACCAAGTCCTGTTGCGATTACGAAGATCCCTGCGGTGACATTTGCTGCTACCGCTGCGACGACTTGGGCGGATCATGTGGTGAGGTCGAAGACAACGAAGGTTAATGGAGTTTATTACTGGGAGAAGCACACTGCGATTGCACCAGCTTCTGCTGGACCTGTTGTGAGAAAGATTCTTTCGCTAACTACTGCTGATTCAGGAATTTCTGTATGAGTAAAATTTTCCCAGAATTTGATAGACCGAGACCTTATGCTGGCCGTGGCGTGAGTGTTGTTGGTCTTGGTGAAAGGGCGATTGTAAAAGCGAGAGAAGACGCGGGTATTATCGGAGCTACTGGTCCTACTGGCGCAACTGGCGCAAGCGGACCGATAGGTGCTACCGGTCCGAGAGGAACGACTGGCCCGAGAGGGGCAACCGGTCCTGCTGGAGCAATGGGTCCGTCTGGAGTTCGTGGTGCAACTGGACCGATTGGTGCAACTGGTCCTCGCGGAGCTACAGGTCCAGTAGGACCAACTGGTCCAAGAGGACCTACAGGTTTGATGGGTCCAACAGGAACAGCAGGTTTGCCAGGAGCTTCTGGACCGATAGGACCGACGGGACCGAAAGGGAGTTTTGTTAAGACGCGACTCGGTATTTATGAGTTTGCTTGTATTGAAGGAACGAAAGCTTGGTTTGCTGATGTGATTGAAGCGGGTGAGAAACTTCGTGATAAGTTTGAAGCCGCAACTAAAGGAATTACGTATCGTTTTCCTACGAGCGACAGGAGACATGAGCTTGTTTTGCGAGCGAATAAGAGATTTCCTGGTTTTGATATGCCGATGTCAACCAAAGAACAATATGCGCATAGTGCGAAGTTCTGGAATCAAGAATATTTGAGATGATCACTGCAACAAACGACAATCATGCTCCTTATACCGTCGCGATTGTAGCGATGGGGCCGAGCCATAAAGACTACTTGGAGCATTGTCTCCAACAAAGTAGTCGTTTTGCGGTTGCTGACGAGACGTGGGCGATTAATGCGATGGCGGGGATTATTGATAACGATCTTGCGATTATTATGGATGATCTTAGGTATTTTGCTAAAGCCGCGAGAGAAGCGAAACATCTTGCAGGATACGCTGATTGGCTTGCGAAGCATCCTAACATTCTGACAAGCTGCGCGTATCCAGAGTTTCCGGGTAGCAGAGATTTTCCACTTGATGAGATGCTTGATGTTTTGCTTTATCCTTACTTTAGTAATACAACCGCTTATGCGATTGGGCTTGCGATTTTGAAAGGCGTAAGGCATTTGAAGCTTTATGGGCTTGATTTCACTGGGGCAGATCGTAATGTTGCTGAGTCTGGTCGGGCATGTGTTGAGTATTGGCTTGCGATTGCGGTGAAGAACGGAATGAAAATTTCAATCGCACCGAGTTCGACTCTTTGTGATCAGGCAAGCGGAAGACAATTTTACGGATACAGTGTTCAACCAAGATAATGATCCCTTCTGTTACAGTCGATCCGATGCAGCTTAAGAAGCTTCAAACCTTAAGAAGGTTGAAGCAGATTAAGGATGCTAATGGACTAGCCTTCTACAAGCCGCATAAGAAACAAGATATGTTTCATGCGGCTGGTGGATATAAGCGTCGCTATCTTCAGACTGGGAATCGCTTTGGTAAGTCAACTTGTGGTGCCGCGGAAGATGCTGCTTGGGCAATTGGTGAGAGACCTTGGTATCCAGCAGGTGACGAACGTCGGACAGTCGGTATCCCGAAACACTCGACTAAAGGTCTGATTATCGTAGCAGACTGGGATAAGGCTAGAGAAATTTTCACAAATAACGATGCCGGCACTTCTCGCGGAAAGCTCATGGAATTGATTCCGCAGGCTGCACTTGAGGGCCGTCCGCATAAGAATCAGGGTGGAGAGATTGATTGCATCAAGGTCAAGTCGATCTATGGCGGTGTTTCAACGATCTATATTGACACTGTTAAGTCTTTCATGTCGAATCCGATGGGGCAAGAAAGCTCGAATTGGGATTGGATTCATGTGGATGAGCCTTGTCCGCAGGAAATGTGGGTTGCCAATGCTCGTGGACTGGTAGATCGTGACGGTTCTGCTTGGTTTACTTGCACACCGATCCAGTATATGTGGATCAACGATATGTTCATTCCTTCGACGCGGATTCGCGAAGTGTTTGATAAGCCTTTTGTTGATGAGAATGCCTCGAAGTGGATGGTTTCTGGAACGATCTGGGACAATCCGACACATACGAAGGCTGCGATTGATCGGTTCATTGCGGATATGCCTGAGGATGAGCGTGAAGCTCGTCTTGAAGGTCGGCCAAGGGCACTTTCTGGTGCGATTTATAAAGAATTTTCTCGTGAAAAACACGTCTATGACTTCGTTCCCCACGGCTGGACGAGCCACGATTGTCCGCCACAAGACTATACCATTCGAGTCTCAATCGACCCGCATCCAAAGACTCCTCATGCGGTGTTGTTCGCGGCAACCGCTCCAACCGGCGAAACATTTTTCTTCAACGAGATCTTCAAACCTTGTCTGATCGAGACTCTTTGCCAGTCGATTCAGCACACGGTTGGTCAGTATAATGTTGCGAGTTACATTTGTGATCCGCTTGCCTTTATTGAGAATCCGATTGATGGCCGCTCGATGGCAGATGTGTTTTATCAGTGGAATATTCCTGTTGATCGGGCGGTGAAAGACCCTACGCACGGGATTATGCGGGTTAGACAAGAACTGATGAAGCCTAAGACGCTGTTCTTCTCTTCGAGTCTTACTGAAACTTTGTTTGAATTTGATCGTTATGTGTGGGACCCTAAGAAAGAGAAGCCAATTGATGCAAATGACCATCTTATGGAGTGTTTGTATCGTCTTGTTCTTACGGGTCTTCACTATATTGAGCCTGATGGCTATGTTCCGAGGAAGCAGAAGCCGCTGAACTTCAAAAAATCTGACTTCTCACTTCCCACTTTGCCTAAACAATTAAATAGACTTTCATCGAAAGCCCGCTATGGACGCTAAAATACTAAAACTTCTGGAAAAGAAAGACCAAGACGAGAGTGTGTCGAAGCTCTTGTCATATCTTAAGACCAATTTGAAGCGTTCCCGCCAAGAAATGGGCAAGCGTTACGAGACTTGGGATAAAAATCTTGACATTTACCGTGGAATTAGGCCGCGTGATGCGGAAGATGCGAAGGCAGCTGATAAGGAGGAGCCAGAAAAGATGGTTGTTCCGATGAGTTTCGCGCAGATTCAGACGTTTTCATCCTTTTGTTATCTGTTGTTCACGCAGAACGAACATGTTTATGAGTTTGCTCCGACAGGAAATGAAGATTATTCTCTTCGTGATGTGTCTGAATTGACGATTGAGAGAGATTTGAGGAAGAATAAGTTCAATTCCTTGCTCGTTCAGTTTCTTCTTGATATTGGCCGCTTCGGAATGGGAGTCTTTAAGACCACCTGGGTAGAAGAGAAGATTTCGTTTCCACAAAGTGACAAGCTTCCAGAGTTTGAGCAGGATGGACAAGGCATGTTGGTGCAGCTTTTGCAAGGTCTTACTGGGCCGCAGGAATATACCAAATACGAAGGTAATAAAATCATTGCAGTCTCGCCTTATAAGTTCCTTCCTGACACAAGGCTTCCGCTGACTCGCTGGTCAGAAGGCCAATTTGCTGCGGATGAAACCGAATGGCATATCAATGAGTTGAAGAAGTGGGAATCTGCTGGCTCTGCAGTTGGTATTGAGTTTGTTGAGGAGATGAATGCTTCGACTTTGAAAGAGCGTGGGCCTTCGAGGTTTGATAATATTAGCGGAAAACGCTCCAAAGATCCGAATGACTTCATGGTTTGTGTGACGGAAGTTCAAGTTTGGTTGACTCCGAAGGATTACAAGAGTCTCTTGGGCGATTCCGATGTCCGCCAGATGTATGTTGTGAGGATTGCGAACGATCATCGGATCATTGCGATTGAACCGATGGGGAACTATCACGGAGAATTTAGTTATGACCTTGGAATGTTCCTTCCTGATCAGCATCAGACTTTGAGCGATGCGCTAAGCGACGTTATCGGGCCGTTGCAGGACTATATTACTTTTCTGCTTAATTCGAGACTTGTTTCGACTCGAAGGAATCTGGTTAATAACCTTGTTGTCGATCCTTCCTTTGTGGATATGTCAACCGTCGAGAGCGGCTCGCCGTTCATTATGTTGAAAAAGAACGCTCCGAAGGTCGGAGTTGATAAGTTTATCTCGCAGCTCAAGACAACCGACGCTACTCAGACTCATGTTTCTGACGCTCAAATGCTGATGGGCCTTATGCAGACAGTGACGGGCGTGAATGAGAATGCTATGGGCCAGTTTCACGGTGGCCGCCGTTCAGCTACAGAAGCCCGCGCGGTCAATGCAGGTTCCGCTGCGAGAATGAAAGTCATCGCATCTACGATCTGGTCAGACTGTCTCGCACCACTTGGTTTGAAGCTTCTGTGCAATCAGCGTCAGAACATGACGCAAGAGACTTTCGCTAAGATCGTCGGCGATACAGACCCGGAGCTTTTAAGCTTTTACGACCAGTTCTGCCCGCAAGACATCGGTCAGCTTATTGGATCAGAAGACTTCTTTGTCTTCGATGCTACTCTTTCGAGCGAAAAAGGCTTCATCGCTCAGTCTCTTCAAGATCTCGTTGTCGCTATGCTGGGTAATCCTGAGGTTCTTCAGATGCTTCAGCTTGATGTCGGCGCGATGATTAAAGAAGTTCAATCACTCCGCGGACAGAGAAACCTCTCCCGCTTCAAAATCCAACCACCACCGTATGCAAATCCCATCCCAGTTGAATCTTCAGGAACTCCAGGCGCTCCAGCAGCAGCTGGAAACCTTCCGTCAAACCCAGCTCTACCATTGCTATCAGCAGGTTCAGCAGGATAGAATTTTAGCCGCTACAACGACAGTTGTCTCTCACACGGTGAGTAATGTAGAATCATTCTTCATTCGAGAGCAACTGTTGGGCGGTCTAAGTCAACTCCAAAGTGACAAAAATTTCTTCGAGGAATTCGGAGAAGAGTTACAGGAGTTAATACAACAACAAAAGAAAAAAGCAAATAAATGAAACTAAAGTTCAGATACCTAATGGCTCCAGAAGATGACGATTCCGGCGGAAGCGGCGGAGACGAATCGTTCAATCTTGATCCTAACTACATCGACGATTCGAGTAGTGATGAAGGCGGAGACGAAAATCAGCAGCAAGGCGGCCAATCGGGCGGTGGTATTGATATCAATGCCTTCCAAACGGCGATGGCAAATGCTATCAAGACCGCGATGCCGCAGCCGCAGCAGACACAGCAGCAAGCTTTGTCGCAAGAAGAGATTGACAAAAGAACCAAAAAGTTCCTCGCAAACGAAGAACTTGCTGGACAGCTTTTCAATCCTGAAGCAACGCCCGCACAACGGGCAGCAATTCTCAACCAGATGATTAACGGCATCACTGAACACGCCTTGACCGTTTCTGGTTTGATGCAGAAATACTCCACCGATCAGTTGAGAGGGGAATTGACGCCAATTCAACAGCACTTGGAAGAAATGAAGTTGAAAGACTTCACTCGAACGGTAACGCTCGAATTCCCTGGGTTGAAAGGAAAAGACCAGCTTATACATGCTGCAATTTCCCAGCTCAACACTATGGGGATTAATCCCAAGTCTAAGAAGGAAGCGATTCGTATGGTTGGCAATGCAGTTGCCGCCTATGCGAAGCAGATTGATCCTAACTTCGCTCTCGTCCCGCAGCAACAGCAGCAGGGCGGTCGAGGCACGGCTCGTTTGATGATGGGTAATTCTGGCGGTGGGGGAACCAGAGGAGCTCAGAATCAAGGTAAGAAACCCGCATGGCAGTCCCTCTTCGGTTAACAACAAACAAAACAAACTACTACAATGGCTCAGATTCTTGGACTCATGGACTCGGCGGATCTTTCCGCTAAGTATTCAGAAACAGCACGTCGAAGCGTGTTTTATCAATATCCTAACGGCGCATTTCCGCTGATGGGATTGCTTTCTCTTCTCGAAGAAGAAAGCGTGGACAAGCCGACCTTCGGCTGGTGGGAAGATCGTCACAAGACTTACAAGTCTCAGACCTATCACAACACGACTGGTGCATTCGCAACTACTGGTGGTGTAGATCAGTCTGATGACTTCACGTGGACGGCTGGTTCCAGCTACCGCGTGTATGTCGATGACTACACGGAATTCCGTGTGCGTGACATCATCTGGGTTCGCAATGTTCCTCAAGCAACAACCGCTACGGTTCTCTATCAGCTCAAGGGAGTTGTGACGGCGACTGCCTCCGGTTACATCACTGTTCGCGCAATCGAAACGCAAGCAAACGTTTCTTCCGGCGCGGACACTGAAAACCTTGACGTGTTCGTTATCGGTTCCGCTGCGGAGGAAGGTGGTCGTTCTAAGACTGGAAGTTATACCTTCCCAATCGAAGTGACGAACTACACACAAATCTACCGCACTGCGTTCAGCTTCTCGCGCACCGCGCTGAAGGCTGGTCTTCGTTTCGACGACTCCGGTGTCTACAAAACCAAAGCCAAGAAGAACTCGCTCCGCCACATGACGGTGCAAGAACTCGCTTGCTACTTTGGCGTGAAACGCACGGATTCCGTCACCAACGATGATGGCGATGCTGTTCCAGAAACAAAGACTGGCGGTATCGAATGGTTTCTCAAGCAATACGAAGTTGGAAATACCGGCAACGGTGGCTCCTTCGATTATCGTCTTGGCGGAGCTGACGTTTCCGCTCAAACTGATTGGGAAACCTACGAAGACAAGCGTATCATCCCTGTCAACGGAACTCTCACCCGAGACCAATTCGACTCGCTCATCGAACGTGCCTTCCGCGTAACTTCGGAAGAAAATTACGAGAAGCTGTGCGTTTGCGGTTCCGGTGTTCTGAAGGCTTTCAATCAGTTCTGTGATCGCAATTCGATCAAAACAACCACGCTGAACACGAAGGAAGACAGCTACGGAATGAACATGACCAAGTGGGAGTCTCCTTACGGAACTCTTTACTTCAAGTCGCATCCGCTCTTCAACGCTGATGCAGCTTTCCGTAACGATGCCTTCATCCTCGATGTCGGCAACATCGTCTATCGTCCTCTCACTGACTCCGATACCGAGCTTCTGACTAACCGTCAGCCGCAAGACTTCGACGGTCGCAAGGACGAGTGGCTTACCGAAGCTGGCTTGGAAGTTCGCTTCCCAGAAACTCACCTGTATGTGAAGGGTCTACCGGAATCGTGGTCTAATAACACTATGGCAACACTCGCAACCTCAGCAGTCACAGTCCGTGACTCATGGTATGAAGGTGGTGTCCCGACCAAGAAGACAAAAGTCAAATCCTTGACTCTCGTTCTCACTGGCCACGGCGGCGCAACCAACACAATTCTGGCAGCCACGCTTGGTTTCACGACCATCCGTGAAGTCAGTCTTGTCCAAACCGACGACGACTCCGCAGTCTACGTCGGCGCACCCTCCTACGACGGAACGAAACTGTTCCTCTATGATATGTCTGGCGCAACCGACGCAACTCGTGACGCTCCGGCGGACATCACAGACACAGTTCGCTGCATCGTCAAAGGAACATAAACCAAACAACACACAAACACAAAAAACATGAAAACAATGTCATATAACGACGACTGCCCGAAAGGCAAGGACGTCAGTTCCACCTCAATGCTCAGCACAACCGCTCGTGAAGCTCACGCCACTGGTAAAAACTCCACCAAGGAGCACACCAATCGTAAGCCCGCCTTCGGAAGGCTCGGCAGCAAGGGTCACGTCGGGAAGTAATTCCTGATCTTCGGTCAACTCTTTGGACAACAGAGACTAAAGCTATGAATATTGGAAATCTGAAAGAATCAATGGCGGCATTTTTGGGTAAAGCCTCTTCGGCGTTTGTCGTCGGAACAGGCTCTTACACTCCTGATCTTCTTCTGCAAGCTTTAAACAAAGCGAGCAAGAGAGCGCAGAAACGCCATAACTTTTTGGTTTGTAGTGTCTATGGTCAGGTCTCTGTTGTTCCAACGACTGGAGTAAGCTTGGATGATGCGGTTTTGGCAGGGACTGCGACTGCTGTTGATGTGCATACGGTGGATAGTTATTATCTTGATGTGGATGATAACGATTTGCCTATTAAGGCGATAGATAAAAGAACGCTTAGTGCCGTTTCGAGACAGAGGAACTACGCGGAACTTGGCTCGTTGAGCGAGCGGTATCCGAGCGATGGGAGTCCGGTTCTGTCGAGTTTGAATAATAACCTTCCGTATGTTTATCTGGAAGGACGGACTGTGAAACTTTATCCACAACAGGATGTGACGAAGACCGTGAGGTTTGACGGGTATAAATGGATGCCAGCCTTTACAGCTTCGACGGATGAAGATTGGTTTTGCAAGAATGGTGAGGATTATCTGATGTGGCAGGGAATTGTGGAGTGTAATCACCTCACCGGGACTTTTGTGCAAGGTAAAGATGGAACGCTGCCGCCGCCTCAGAAGCTGGCGGATATTGCGTTGGAAGAATTGATTGAACACGATAATTGGATGAGACAACAAGCGATATTTCCAGAGTATCGTTAAACAACTAAACAAAAATAGAAAGAACTTATGCCACTAGGAACAGGTTATCAATTGCCGAAGATTGGAGGGCCACCAAAACCCCAGACAAACGACTTGAACGGTCTGAATGCTCAATACTCTCAGATGCTGAATAGCGGAGCGTTTAATGGATTGAATGGAATGTCGCCCGCGAGTCAGATGGCGAAGACTCAGATGGAGGGAAGTCTTGAGACCGATCCCGCGAAGAAGTTTATGATGAGTCAGAAGTTAAACGATCAGCGGATGAATTATCAGGTGAGTGAAGCTGCGAAGAAGAAATCTCTCGAAGAGCAGTATGCTCAGCAGTATGCGAAACGATACATGCCGCAGGGAGGCGGATACGGACAATGAACCAACAAATGAATCCACAAATGATGAGGCAGATGGCTCAGGCGGGCGTTATGCAAGAAGCGATGCAGAATCCTATGGACCAGATCGCACAGATGATGCAGATGCAGGGGCAGCAACAGCAGCAGATCCAGCAACAAGAAGAGACTCCGTTGCAGATGGCGTTGAGGTGGAACT